AGCGGGTAGTAGCCCACGCGAATGCCCATCGCGTACCGCTCCGCGTAGGTGATCGCGTCCTGCAAGATCTCCTGCTTGGCAAGCCACATGAACCAACAGACATCGCGTGCGCCCACGCCCCGGTAGAGGCTTTCCGTGCTGTTGGGATCGTTGAAGTCGGGGGCGTTCACGAACACCCGATGCAGGACGATGGCGCGGCGCTCCTGCTCATCGAAGATGTGGACGCGGGCATCGAAGCCGATGTTCTGCGAGGATGGGCCGTCCGCGCTGTACGCGGCTCCCACCTTCATCGCAAGGTTGCCGCGCTGATCGTAAGCGATGGTGTCGGGGTGGAAGGGATACCACTCCTTCACCGCAATGCCGAGGTCGGGATGCTTGGCGTAGACGAGATTGGCGGCGGAATTGCCGTACCACACCGCTTCATGCATCGAACGAACGAAGTCGCTGCGCCGGGGCATCGCCTCGAAAATCTTCGTGATGCGTGCGGCAAGCGCGACAAGGCGTTCGTTCTCGTCATCCTCCGGGACGATGGCCCACTCAAGGCTTGCAAGCGTGACTTGCAGGGAGCGCAGGACACCTTCGATGTCCGCATCCGCCCGCATCATCATCTGATACTGCGGGTTCAGGCGATAGGCAAGGCTGCTGTTCCGCAGCAACTTGTCGGCGGTCGTGAAGAAAGACCGCTGCACCTCCACCGGGGTTGCGAGTGGGTGCGTGATGCCGCGCTCAATAGGCGCAGGCAGGGGCTTGCGTACCCGCTTCTCGGGGGGCACGCCGTTCGCCATTGGGTTCGATCCGGGCTGCGGGAGTTGGCTCACAGTTCACCCCGGCGCTCAAGGTCAAGGGCGATGGCTACCGCCTGCTTCTGCGGCTTGCCCTCGTCCATCAACTTGCGGATCTTGCGGGACACGGCATCGTCGGATGCGCTCACCTTGTCGCCCTCGCGGACTGCGTGACGGGACTTGGCAAGGTTGCTCTGCACGCGCACGCGCATCCCCTTTTCTTCCGCGAGTTCATTGAACCGCGAAATCATGTCAGGAAGCGAAGATGTGCTTCCGATCCCCGGAAGGCTTCGCTTGGCATACGCCATGAAGTCAGATGTACTGATCGAACTTGTAACCGTGCTTCCGTCCATGACTTCGACTTTGAGAATGTCAGCGGCGTGACGGGACTTCGCGCCGGGGCGGGAGGCCTTCACGGACGGGTTATGCCACGATCCGCTGTACCACCGCAGACCCTTGCTGTACGCCTTCTGATACTCGCGCTCGTACTCCTCAATGCCATCCCACGATGCTTCATGCGTAGTTTCGTATTTCTCCCACCCGCTGCCCTGATTGATTTCGACCATGAGGTAGCCGTCATACAACTTCTTGACGCGGAATTGCGCTCGTGCCATCAACGCCTTCGCGCCGGGGCGTGCCGCCATGCCGAGCCGGGAAGCAATTGCCTTGTAAGTCTCGCTGTGCATCGCGTTCTCCTCTTTCTTGTCCAATTGCGCGGACTTCCGCGCTGCCCATGATCGTCCTGAAGCCCCGCCCCACAACAGGAATGAGATGTACCCCGCATCGTCCTCGCCGCCCGCTTCATTCCCCTCGTGCCGGGAGAAGAAGGAGTGCATACGCCGCACCGTTTCCGGGGACAGGTTCTTGCGGTTCTTGATGTCCCGTGCGCGTGCCACGCCAACGGCGGTTCCGCCCTTGCCGTGCTTCTCGCGCAGTTCAAGCCCACGGGCGGCGTTGGAAGCCATCTGCTCCGTGGGGGTCAGGTCGATTTCCGCCATGCTCCAATCGTACCGATGCACATTGCATGAGCAAGGATCAAGCGAAGAACGGGCGCTTGGGGCTGCGCTGATCGAACATCCGCCCGATGGCATCCGGGCGTTCGATGCGCTTTGCCGCCTTCTCGTCCCGCGTGAGCGTGCCGCGCACGGCTTCGCCGCACAGGTCTACCACCGCGTCCACGGTGTCATCGTGGGAGCCTGCGGGGAAGGCGAGGAGTTCATCCGTGACGGCTTGAAAGGCGGGGAGAATCTTCCCGGCATCGTCGGTCGGGAACAGGAGCCGCCCCTGCTCCACGAACGGCTGCGCCCCCGCTGCGCGTAGGTGCTTGTCCGTGGTGCGTTCCACGGCGACCATCGGCTGCGAAGTCATCTCGCGGAATTGGTCGAAGATGCCCTTCTGCGGCCCGTTCGCTTCGGCCAAGACCACGGACACTCCCCGGCGGGCTAGCAGGGCTGCGGCCTGCTTTGCGAACACGGGGAACGCCTCGCGCACGCGCAAAATGTCGGTGAGGTACAGGCGGCGGGAACTATCTACTTCACCCACAAGGCATACGGAGTAGTCGGGATCGTCGCGTTCCTGCGCCTTCTTGCCGTAGCCCCAATCAAGCGCCGCAACGGTGCGCGTCACCTTCGGAAGTTCGCTAGCCCTGTAGTACCCCAACCACTCCGGGCGGAACACCAACAGGTCGGAGGAGAGGGGGACGAGTTCGTAGGCGCGGGCGTAGCCCATCGGCCCCATCGCCTTGCGGCGGGCTGCGAGGATTTCCGCCGTGAACACTTCCGGCCACGGGCTGCTTGTCCCCGAGCATGGGCGGCGCAGGAGCGTTCCGGCTTCCTCGCATTCCTTCCGCCAATCTGCGGTCAGGTCATCGACATGGAAGGGGGTCGCGCTGCGCCATACGCGGGAGGGGTGCGGCCCGGACGGGTCAAGCATCGGGAGCCACACATTCGATACGGCTTCCTTGACTTGCTCACGCAGGGCGGGTTGCAGCACGGAGTTGCGTAGGTCGCACAGGTCATCGAACCAAATCACATCGGCGCGGCCACCCGTGCGCCCGAACACGCCGGATGCCTGCACGGAGGGATCGCGCCGTGGGCCTAGACCGGGCGCTAGGACGCTCCACGCGGTCACGGTGTCCTCACCCGGCTTCAGGGTCACGGCGGGGAAGCAGGCGCGGTACGCGGGGCTACGGATGATGTCGCGGATGAAGCGCGAGGTAGCCGATGCCGTTTCGTCGTTCTGTGAAACGATCTTGAACCGAGCATCCGGTCGGATGCCGAGCCACCACGCCGCGAGGTAGGCGTAAGTCGATGTCTTGGCGTGCCCACGGGGAATCTCTGCGTACCACTCCCGGTGTACGAGCGCATGGTGCAGCATCTCCCGCTGCAAGCCGCTCACGGGCTTTCCGATGCACAGGCCGAGGAAAGCAGCGGGGTTCTCCCGTGCGGCCTGTACCGCTTGCTCCGGGGTCACTTTCGCTTGCGCTTCGGGGCTTCGGGCTTGGGCGGGCATGGCGGGGCTAGGACGCGGGCCACGGCAAGCAGTTGGGAATCCGAGATGCCTTCAAGCAGTTCTACGCGGTCGGTCGCCGTTCCTGCGTCAAGGCGGGTCATGCGATCCTCGTGGATGGCCGCATCCATCGCCAATCGCTCTAGCACGGCAAGGGTCTGCGTTGCCCGCGTAATTTCGCGCCGGGTGGAGTTCGGGTCACCGATGATCTGCGCGGCTCGGGCAATGGCGGCGCGGCGGGCAGCGGGGGGAATTTGCCATCCCTCGCGCACGGCACGCATCCACAGGCGCGGCGCATCGGCAGAATCCCCTTTCCCCGCGTATGGGTTTGGTTGCTGCATCATGCCCTCCTGCGCCATATTACACCTTGCGTTCGGCTTTCTGCCCGGTCAAGGTTTCCCACCGCTTCACGATCACATCGCAATAGGCGGGGCTGATCTCCATGCCGTAGCAAGTTCGGCCAAGTTGCTCTGCGGCGATCAGGGTAGTGCCGCTGCCGAGGAAGGGGTCGTACACCAATCCGTCCGTCCATCCCATCACTTCTGCCATCAACGAAACGGGTTTCTGTGTTGGGTGCAATTCGTTCTGCGTTCTTGCGTGCTGCACTAAATCGGTTGGTCTTTGTCCGATCCAAGCATGATCGCTTCCGGGGTAAAAAAGGCAAACTTCAGTCTGTCTTGCGTGTTCGTGGTTCAAATCTCCCATAGACCAATTGTTTTTGGCCCATGTGATTACCGACTTGGGCTTGGGGTCTTTTGGGATGTTGTCCCATCGGCACCACACATACCGGGAATGCGTTACCGGAATTGAAATTGCGTGATACAGCAATTTTTCATCTTCATCTCCCGCAATTGCTTCGTGCTGTGACTTTCGGTGATTGCTTTGGAATGTCATTCCATACGGCGGATCTGTCACCACCGCGTTTGCGGTTTCCCCGTCCATAAGCCGTTCGACATCATCCGCTTTGGTGCTGTCCCCGCAGAGCAAGCGGTGCTTTCCGAGCAACCACAGGTCGCCGGGTTGGGTAATGGGGTCGGCGGGGGGTTCGGGAACCTCGTCCTCGCTGATTTCCGGCGCGATTTGCGCGGACAACTTGGCGAGTTCCTTCTCGTCAAACCCGGTCGCGGCTAGCAATTCTTCGTCATCAATGGCGATGGCGGCAAGTTGCTGCTGCAACGCGGCTTCGTCCCACTCCGCGAGTTCTGCGGTTCGGTTGTCCGCGATGGCGTAGGCGGTCGCCTCGCTGCCCGCGAGGTTGGTTCGCACCACCTTGACGGTGCGCCACCCGAGGCTCTTGGCGGCGGTCAGGAAGCCGTTTCCGGCGATGACCACATTCCCCTGCCCCACGACGATGGGTTTCTGCTGCCCAAAGCGTGCGAGACTTGCGCGGATTTGCGCCAAGTTCTCCTCCGGGTGCTTTCGGACATTGGCGGGGTCGAAGTGCAGTTCTTCGACGGGGACATCTTCGACGGTCATCTTGAGCGTGGTCATGCGTTCCTCCGAACGGCGATCAGGTC